AAAAAAAAAGAAATAATGAGACACTTAGTAAAAATAGTAGCATTAGTTTACGCGCTATTCAGTTTAGCATCATGTAGTAGAACACCTGGAAGTAGTCATGATGAAGAGATAAGTCCAGCTACGTTTGAAGGAGGATTTGGAATATATGTTAGAGGTTATGAGGTTAATCCAAGATACGGACAGACTTACTACAGGTACAAGATAGATGGGATTTACAAAGATTACACAATTAGAATGCTCAACAGTGAAAAAGTTTATAGAGTGGATTACATTGTTGAGCTTGACTATACTTATGTGGGTGGATATCAACAAAACCATGCAATGAGGGTAGCTACAGATTGGCTAGGTTCAGATCAGTCAGTAATTACAATGAAGCCTCAAAAGATGGGAATGGATGATTATATAGTGGAGAGTTCTGGGCTTCCTGTTCAAAGTTTTCAGAATGTAGCAGTTACAGTACAAATCTTAACCACTTCAGGAAACACTTACAGACATACTCTTTATAACGTCCCAATTCAAATCTATTAATAACTAACCCTTAAAATAATAATAAAATGGAAAAGAAAATCAAAAAAGCACTAATCCTAATCGCAGTTCTTTTATTACTAACTTCTTGCAAATCTAATTCTATGGCAGCAGAAGTAAAGCCTGAACCACCACTTAGATTTTATGAGAGATGTGGAACCGATAAGGGGATGATTCTCTACTCAGGTGACCACAGATGCAAAACTATGGCACTCTACACGGATAAGCAACTAGAGAATATGGGCATCAATCCTAAAGAGTTCCATAAGAGCAAGAAGCAAGTACAAGTGGATGAGTTATATCTAGTGAAGACCCGTATACAGAATGATCTTAAATTACCTGATAATAAAATAACTATAGATGAGGTACTGGATTGGATGAAGTTTCAGATGATTAGTTTTGAGTTTAGAGTGGATGGGAATCTTGCTACAGTATATAATTCTAAGTATGTTTTATTTACCTGGGAGATGAAGAAGAGTTATTTAGATGATCAGAAGAAAGAAGTTGTAGATTATTTAGTTAAGAGGATATATAGTTACGACCAACTTCCAGGAGTGCCTAAATATTAAACGATATGAAAGTAGATAGAGAGTTAGTTGAAGTCCTGCTGGTTGAAAAGATATTTGGAAGTATTAACCGAGTAATGGCATGTATCAAAGAAGAGTCGAACAAGTTAGGAGAAGAAGCTAAAGATTTACAGGAAAATGCACATATAATTTCAACAGAGGAGGCTATCGCTAGGTTTAATCATGTTAAGTGGAGCAAAGAGTTCACAGACGATTTACTGGAAGTGCTTAACAAATATGCAGAACCTGTAAAGAAAAAGCTTGAGGATAGAAAGGAGGCGGATAAATTTGTAGATGAAGTAAAGAAAAAATACCTAAACTAAAAATGGGAGAATACTATAACAACAGTGGGAAGTATCAGTATCTATACAACGACCCGAAGAAGCTAGTTTCAAATTTACCAGAATCAGGAGACTTTGACTTAATATTAGATTTGTTGAGTAAGTATGAGTTTCTATATGAGGATAATTATGAATCGGTACTAGAGTCTGTAACAGTTTCTGAAGTTGATGACCCTTACAATAATTCACCTTTCCCAATTAGAGCTATAGAGATGACAGAGTATGAGTTATCTTCGTCTATGCATGAGATTCTGCTATGGTGCACTAAACATGATCTAATTAAAAAGTATGACGTAGAGAATTTCCTTCACAGTGTCTTAAAATATATCAATGGTGGAGATGAGGATTACGACATAACTGAAGCTTGTAGGTATTTTGTAGAGGATTTGTTAGATAGAATTTTTGAAAGATATGGGGTATCGAACAGTAATTAAAAGGGTTATCTATCTTGGTAGCCACTTTGAGCATGTTAGAGAGAATAACGGAGTACTGGAGGTGTCAAAGTTCCCAAAAAATGTACAACCCTTCGACACTAGTAAAATATCTGACATAAGACTTCACGAGGGTTTATACGGAGCTCCTGACCTATTTGAATTGTTTGAAGAAGTAGAAGGTCACAGTATGGATGATTGGGGAACAGGTAGAGACTTGACTAAGGAGATGGTTCAGAAGATGATAAGACTGGCAGATCAAAAGATGTATGAGGAGGACTTAATCAAGTTTCTAGTGGATTTTTATGATACGATGGAAGATGATGCTAACTACGAAATTGAACTAATATGAAAAACTATAGAGACGTAAAAGAAGGTAGTTTAAGGGATTACTTTAGGGGTATTGATGGAGAAGTTAATATTCAGGTAGAGCAAGTGGGGGATAACTATATGCTTAACCAGATAAGAATAAAGGACTACCGAAACATAGACTTTACTCAGGACAGCCACTTAGCTTTAATGAATCTTACTGAGAATATAAACATCAATGGAGGTAAAGCAGTTGTGTATAGAGTTAATAATGAGATTCGTAGAGAGGGTGATTTTAGTTCAGATGGGGGTACGGTATTAGAGTTTAAGGTTCAAGGGACGGATTATCAGTGGAAAAGAGCTGTTGGTGATATCTTAAATCTAAACAGTAAAGCTAATGGTAATATTGTTGATGTAGGGACTGTTAAATACTCGGATGAACTAGGATTACTCACTTCAACCTTCATCAGCAACAACATTATCATTTATCAAGGTTTATCTTATGGAATTCTTAGGATGGACTGGGAGCGTGCTTTAGGTTCTGATGAGTATAGGGAAATTATAGAGGTAGCTAGAATGTGCCCCCTTGTATTTGAGGATGGAGAGTTAGAGTTAAATGAGACAGGTGAATTCTTAGAGCTAAACGATCATAATATACAGAAACTAAAAGAAAAGACTAGCGAGGTTAAGGAGAGGATTGTAAGTTATAAGAATAAGCAGTTTGGAGGTAAGTTTGGTATAGAGAATTTAGAACTTGCACGTGAAGCTTTAAAATTAACAAAAGACACACCTGCTTCAATTAACTTCGAGATATTTCTTACTGATGGAACTAGTCTTAATGATGTGCAGTCTAGGTGGTACGATTGGGATACAACTCCGCTAACCCCGCACAATGGAGTAGTTAAGGTTTATGGGGATTGTATTTCTGTTTTGGGGATGAAGTTGAGCTGGATTGTAGAGAATGTAAGCAAGGGTGAAGTATTCTATAAGCCTGAGAAATTTGGACTAAGAGAAAGAGAATGGGTTAAGAAGAATAGAAAGGGGCACATTATGATAGATAGGGATAAGTTTAACCTGCATGATAAATTAGTTGAAGATTGGGTTAAGTCTAAGATTATCGGAGTGCTGCATATTCCTGATAATGAGTTAGTATGGATAGGTCGTCAGAAGAAGGTTGAAACTCCAGATACTCTTATGATAACTCCTATCGACATACATCAGCCTAAATCCCTATCATTCTACTTATCTAATCAATCTAAAATACTTATAACTAGGGAGAAATCAACAGGATCGCTAGGAGAGTATAGTGTTTATCGACTAAAAAAGAAGGATTACGAAAAGTTACTCTCCTTAGGTTTCATGAAGTTAGAGGATTTTATAGAAGCGAATAAGGAAGAACTGTCAAAAAGCTTAGATACTTGGGGTAAACTTCTAGAGATTCAAAAAGCTAATAATTATTCTCAGTTTAAGTTTAGGGATGATCTTCAAAAGGAGGTGTATGCTAATAAAAGTAAATACGAATACGGGTATAACTACATCAGACACTTAGATACTCACCCTGATTACCAGTGGATAGATAAAGTGGAGAGGTTTGTTACTATGTATGGGAGTACTTATTATGGCGCACTTGAGGATAGGTTAGTGAGGGAGAATATATTTAATAAGCTTTGTGTAGATAATCTAGAGTTTGACAGTGAAGGGTATTTAGTAGGAATCAAAAAAGACAATTATATATGGAAGCAGTAAGAACAGTAATTAAAGGAGCAAAGTATTTCACAGGAGACAGCATATTAATACCACATTTTTCAGGAGAGTATGTTACTGTAGATTGTGATGAATATGCAACGCTTGAAGAACTGAAGAAGGAGTATAGTGCGGAGTATATAGGGAGTGTAAAGGATAACTACATAGAGCATAACGGAGAGAAGTATTATTATGCAGAGTGGGGTCCTTTTAATGTAACAGATGATTGGGACTTGATTTCGGATATTAGCTCACTTAGTTTGTAGAGATGAGTTACCGGATAGATTTCAATGTAGTTATTCAAGGAGTTTACAAGAAAGATAAGGAGAAGTTAGCTGAAGATATGAGACTCCTTTGTCCAGAGTTTGTAGGGTCCCTTGAGAGCAGTAACCACATACTTCCACTCGGTTCTTATGATTCTGAGGAGCTTTGGGTAGAATTCGTGGGAACTTGGGCTGACCGAAATGAAGAACTAGGAGACTTAACATTCAAATACCCCGATATAGAGATTATGGTTAGTTGTGATGGAGAAGATGGATATCAATGGCAGGAGAAGTATCAAAATGGAGAGTGTAGCACTGTAGATTTTGGATTTAGAGATGAATGGTGAGTTTAGATATTCAATGGAGATAGGCGGGCTTAGAGGAAAAGATGAAGCTAAAGTATACGAAGATTTTGAAGAGCTATGTCCAGTTTTTATGAGGATGTATAAAGGACAGCTGGAGTGGTTTTTGAGGAGTAGAGATGTAAAGAAAGAGTTATACTTAGCCTTCCTAGAGAAGTGGGACGAGATGTATGACGAAATCGATAACATTACCTTCAAATACCCGGATATAGAAATTAGAGTAACCTTCATGACTAGAAACTTTGATATCCTTAGAGTGGATTACTTTAAAAATGGTGAGCATGAGTGGGAAAATTATTAATAAAAACAAATAGAAATGGGATATTACACAAACTATGAGGTTACATTTGAGAATATAGAAGATAACCTAAAAGAGACAGCTAGGCAAGAGTTAATAAATAGTTGTCCAGAGTTGACGAGTGCTATAATTGATGACAAAGGAGAGCAAGAGTTGAAGGAATTAATAGTAAAGTATAATAAAGTCTACTTAAAAGCTAAATGGTATGGTTGTGAGACTGAATTAGCAAGGTTTACAGAGAAAATCACAGAAGCAAGAGTAACGGTTAGAGCTCATGGTGAAGATATAGGAGACGAGTGGGTAGCCTATGCGAAAGCTGGACAAGTAGAGGTGTATCCTGCAGTGCTACCTATGTCAACATTATGGTAAAACTAAATATAGATTCATGGGATACTACACAGATTACGATGTTCATATAAAGGGTCTTAAAGGGAAAAATAGGGAGAAGCTGCTGGAGGATTTTAAGTCGATTTGTCCAGATATGATGTTTAGTGTAGAGGAGGATTATAATGGAGAGTTGACTTTTCTAGAGACTGAGGATTATGATGAGGTAGACACTTGCTTTAATGCTAAATGGTATCAGTGCGAAGAGGAAATAGGAGATATATCATTCAAACATCCGGAGCTAGATTTCACCATATATTGTAGAGGGGAAGATGGAGAGATGTGGGTAGTGTATGGTTGTAATGGAGAGGTTGAGAGTTATAAGGCTGAAATTAAGTATCCAGAACCGACAGTATTCAAAAAGAAGAAAGATGGAAGCAGTAATTAATTTCAAAACTGATATTCTTGTAGTTGAGGCTTTTGGGTTTAGAGAGGTATTCAATTTACAAGAGGAGATGTCGATTCAGGGTTGGGAGGACGCATGGTTTGTGCTAGGTTTAGAAAGGGAGGACTGTCAAGCTTATTTTGAATTGGACTTTAATCTAGTGTGGAACGAGGGAGAAGAGCCCATAATGAGCGTGTACCCAGTTATTGATGGTAAAAAGTTTAGTTCAAATTGGGAACGCTGCAAACTTACAATAATAGGAGAACGAAAAGAATATGAAGAAAATGGAGAATAATAAAGAGAATAAAGTAAAGGTATGATGAAGATATTTTTAGTAACGTCAATGATAGCTATATTGTTTTATGGTTATGCCTTGTGTAGTTATTTTCTTGTTCAGGAGATTCGAGATAGACAATTCCAAAACAAGATCAAGAGAAAAACGTTATTTGTGTTGAGTGTAATTCCTGTGGTGAACTTTCTAGTATTTATTGGGTTTGCTCTGGAATTCTCATATAAAATAGCAAAAGAAAGCCTTATCGATGTGGTTCATGAGGTGGAAGAAGATTAATTAATAAAAAAAAGTAAAAAGTTATGAAAAAAGTAGTATTAAGCGTATTGTTAGGTTTAGGAATTATTTCATGTGCTAAAGAAAAAGAAGTTAAAACAGAAGGAGTAGCTAATGATAGTATACAGGCAGTTGAAGATTCATTAGCAATAACTCCAAGACAAACTGAGGAAGAGATTATTACATTTGAAGAAGCGTTTAAGAGAGCTCACGTTGGGGAAGTATTTTGGTCTGATGAGGATTGGGAAGTGGAGAAAACTAGTAATGCAGAATACACGCTAAGACTCACTAAGGATGCTATTAAACAGATGGAGAGAAGTAATCCTAAGAATGTAGATGAGGAGAAACTTCCACCTGTACCTGCTAATGTAACCGATGCTACAACACTGAAAGGGAAGGGGTATAAATTCTCTAGTGAAACGGAAGGTGATATTTATTATGTTCGATTTGTAGTTACTAGTATTAAGATTAATTTCCTAAGCAATAGTATATCAGAGGTAATGCTTAAAAGTAAACTAAATTGGGAGTATGAGTATGGATTTGATTATATGGTAGTTACTCCTAATGATGGTGAGGTGTATAATAAAGCATCTAAGGCGGATAATGTAGGGTATGAACTGACTATCCCTTGCTATATTGGAGGTAGAACTAAGAAAGAATTAACTCCAATCACTTACTAAACCTATGGAGACAGCGATTTTCATTTTCATACACATCTTAATTCACATAGGTCTATCCGCATTCCTAGTAACAGTTGTGTCGGATTATGAATTTAGGGTGAAGATAGGATTAAAGGGTAAGAAAATAAGAAAAGTATTGTTAATTGCGTCCATACTACCTGCCATCAATCTCTTAGTTGTAGCATTAATAGGAGCTATGGGAATTAAGGAGGTTGTAAAGGATGTATGGCAGAAGTTCAAAGACGCCTTAAACGAAGAAGATTAGATTATGGAAGGATTAATGGAACCGATCGTGAACAGACAAGTAAGAGCTCGTTTGGATAAGTATAGCGAGATTCTAAGGACGACACCATGGAAAGCAGATGAGGTAATTAAGCAGTTGGATATCATGGCTAGAAAGTATACAAAATTCCCCGTAGCTGTTAGGATGATCAGTGAGCTTAGGGAGGAGATAAGAATGTATAACAAGTATGTGAGTTGAGATGACAAAAGAGGAATTAAAAGTACACTATGAGGCTATCGACAAGTTAGAGAAGATTTATGAGGAGCAGGAATTTGATTCAAAAGGCGCAATATCTATCTATGACTATTACGATATCAACAAGGGAAGAATGCCGGAAGACTTGGTTAATAGAATTGAAGTACTGTTAGGGAAATTAGATCACTTAATAGCCCCAGAACTAGAAAGACACAGGGAAATTGTAGAGGAGAAAGTGAAGGAGTATGAGGGAATACTAAGCAAACCTGTAGAAGAACGATTAGATGCTTATGTGAGTTTATCTAGAATTTTAAAGGAGTTGGATGGGGCTATTTCAAATACTATGATTCAACCGATAGTGGATTTAGTAAAGAGTGTAGGTGGAACTTTAGCTGGAGAGTATGACTGGTATATGGAAGCGGTTAAGTATAGTCTATGGGTCAAGAAAATAATGGATACATTCGAATATATTGAGAGATGCCACTTAGAGGAAGTAGAGGAAAGATCTCAGGAAATAAAAATAAGAGGAGTTAATAAACCTAAATATTTGGAGGGGTGTAAGATGTTGGATGAAATGTTAGATTATGCAAAACAAAGAATTAAATAACTAAAAAAAAACAAATTATATGAGTAGAGCAGTTGAGTTACTGGAAAAATACAAGGACGACTCCAACTTGATAAAAGAAGGCATGCTTAAGGCTTATGTAGATCTAGTTAAGGAAGAGAAATGGTCTATAACTGCGCCAGAAAAATTACGTCCGATATGGGAGTTGAAGATAGACTTAAGAGATAGAATAGGAAAGGATTACTTCTGGTATTTAGAGGTAGTAGATGTAGTGGAGTCGGTTTTAAACTTCTTCAGGGATCCAGCATTTGCCGCAGAGGTAGGATTTAGGGAAACTATGGTAGGTGCACTGGAGATTCTGAAACAGGAAGGAGTTGATGAGCTTATGTACGAAGAAGGGTGTCAAAAGATATCAGAAACTATAGACATTATTTTAAAATTAGAACAACCAAAAGAAAATTATTATGAGTAGAGACATTTTTAAGAAGAGAGTAGAATATAAACCTTTCGAATACCCGGAGGTTCAACAATTTATAGACGCAATGAATAAAACTTTCTGGGTACACTCTGAGGTAAACTTTGATGCAGATGTTCAGGATTTCAAAACTAAACTAAAACCGCATGAACAGGAGTGTATTAAGAGAAATTCCTTAGCTATTGCACAAGTTGAAGTAGCGGTTAAGCCTTTCTGGGGAGATATTCATAAAGTACTTCCTAAACCCGAATTTAACAACCTTGGGGCGACGTTTGCTGAGAGCGAGATAAGGCACGGCGACTCATATTCCCGATTAATAGAGGTCTTGGGTTATAATGATGAATTTAAAAAGTTACTTGAAGTTCCGGTATTTAAGAAGAAACTAGAATTATTTGAGAAGCATTTTGGACCAGAGATTGACTTTGTAGATAAACTGTTCTTCTTTGTGATTGTTATTGAGAATTCCAGTTTGTTTAGTCAATTTGCAAATATCCTAGCTATGTCCAGATTTAAGGGGGCAATGAAGAATATAGCGAATATAATTAACTGGAGTGCCGTAGATGAGAACTGTTTAGATCTTCGTGATACTCAAATACTTACACCAAAAGGCTGGAGAATGATTAAGGATATGCAAGTAGGGGACGAGGTGTTTGGATTTAAAGAGGGGAAGATTCGGTTAGAGAGAGTGCTTAAAACTATTAGTAAGAAGCTAGGAGATAAGAAGTTATACGATTTCTCTAATGCTTATTCAGGGGTAACTATGACGGAAGATCATGATGTTATTTATAAGCAGAATGAAACCTGGAAAAAGAGTCCACTTAAGGAGATTAACCAGTCCTCTACTAAGATGATTCCAGTAACAGGCTTATTTGAGAGTGATAACCAAATAGAACTTACAGATTGGGATAGACTTAGAATAGCAGCTCAAGCGGATGGATGCTTAAGAAAAAATAAGAACAAAGCTGGAGAAACTTATTATATAGGTCAAAATAATGGTAAGAACTTAACTTTCGGTTTGAAGAGGGAGAGGAAAATAGAAAGAATGAGAGAGTTACTAAAAAGGCTTGAAGTTGATTATTCAGAAAGCAATAAGTGTTCTAGGGGTTATATTCAGTTTAAACTTAATTATGATCTAGCAACCAATCCATTTCCTAAGAACTTCGACTGGGTAGATTTAGGTAAAGTGAATCGTAAGTATGCTGAAGAATTTATTGAGGAACTTTCGCATTGGGACGGCAGTATAGCTAAAGATGCCATAATATATTCGACTAATAACTTAAGTGACGCTGAGAAAGTGCAAGCTATGGGAATATTGGCTGGATATATAACAAAATTAGCTCCTAATCAAAAGAAAGGTTATGCTCCTACTTATAGGGTGAATTTATGCTCCAAAGATATCGGGGAAGTTATACTTAGATCTCACACTAAAAAGCTAATTGAGGGTGCGTCCCCAGATTTAGAGGTGGGTTGTGTTACGGTCCCTTCTGGTGGTATTATCGTTAAACGGGGGTATGGAAGACCTATGATCACTGGAAACTGCCATGCAAACGCTGGAATATTCTTATTAAACCAAATCTTCCTAGAACACCCAGAAATGAAGAAGAGTCAGGAAGCTGTAGAGGAAATCATAAAAGACTACATAGCTTACGAATCTGAACTACTAGACTGGATATTTGAAGAAGGGGAATTTGAATGGTATACTAAGGAAGATGTAGTTAACTTCATGAAATTCAGAGTAGACACAGCCTTAGAACAAATGGGTTACAATAAAATCTACAACATCACACCAGAACAATACAGTAAAATGAAGTGGTTTGATGAAGAGGTATTTTCTGGAGAGTCTGATGATTTCTTTGCTAAACGACCTACAGCGTACACTAAGCATGATAAACCGTTTGATGCAGAGAGCTTATTCTAAACATTTTTAACTTTTTTCATAACTAGAGAGGGAGGAGTCAATAAACAGGCTCTTCTCTCTCATTTTTATTAACATTTCAAAACAACAACATTATGGTGACAATAGACAGAAAAACAATCAAGAGAATTAACGGACTAACTTTCTCAGCTAACTCTAATGAATCGTATACAGAAAAGATTACAGCTGATAGAGATTATATTTATTTCAAAGGAGCGAAGTTAAGAAGACTACTGCCAGGGTTTATAGATACAGATCAGATCGTCTTAACTTTACAACATTACGGAGTCGCTAACATTAAATACTAGAAAACATGAGACTACTAAAAATAACATCAGAAGAACTTGCGAGCTTAACTGGAGAAAGCCATGATATTTTACTTAGAGACATTGCAGGAGTTGAAGGGATGTGGAGAGCGGTATTTGGAGCTGAATTTGAGAGATACGAAAATGGGTACCTGCTAAACAAAGAAGAAACTCTATACGCAACAGTTAATTATAGCAATAGGATCAGAGCTAAGATTATAGAAGCCTGGAGAAAGTTTGAAGATGAAAAGGCCTATACTCTACCGTCAGACTATGAATCAGCTTTAGAACAGTTATTAGATCAAGTTAAGGCTAATCGAATGTCAAAACTAGCTGATAAAGTACTTGGGGAAATGAGAAAGGAGATAACTGATGATATTAACGACTTATTCCCAGTTGAGCCGGAAGTTATAGAGGAAGATAAGCCCGCAAAAGTTGTATTAAAAGAGGGAGTTTCAAAGTATAGAGAGGATATCCTGAAGAGAAAGAACTACAGATACTCAACTAGAGAGATAGCCAGTGAATATAACTTATCAGCTCAAGCCTTAAACAATAAACTGAAAGCACTAGGAATCATCTATAAACCTAATGGAGCTCAAGCGTGGAAACTCTGTGTAGAATATCAAGGCAAGGGTTACGTAGAAGCTATCCCAACAGGTCACAAAGATTATATGATTAGCCCGAAGTGGACTCCTATGGGAAGAGCTTTTATATATGATGTATTAAAAGAGAACGGAATACTACCATGGAAGGAGAAAGGGGTTTAGAGATAATGTCAAGTAGGGATATAGCTGCATTAACTCAAAGAGATCATAGACTTCTTAAGAGGGACATTAGCCGAATAGAGATAGAATGGGAGAAGGCTAACGGATCTAAATTTGAGATAAGTGAGTACGAGGATGATAACAGTAATAGACTTGTTGAATACTTGCTGAATAGGGAGGAATTATCTTATGTTTCAGCTAGGTTAAATAAGACTAGTGGTGAAAGACTAAACTCGATAAATGACCTATTCAAAAGCTATTCAGACTTAATTAGAGCCTATGCAGATGAAGTAGAGAAGAACGAGAGATTAGCTAAATTAATTGAACAAGAAGATAACAACTAAAAAGAAAGAAAAATGAAAGTAAAAATAAAAAGACTAGACAAAAGCGCTGTAATCCCTAAATACGCTAAAGATGGGGATGCAGGATTAGACCTTACAGCAACAGCCTATAAAGTAAACGAGAAGGGGCAGTACGTATACACTAGCGACCTTGCATTAGAGATCCCGGATGGTTATGTTGGGTTGTTATTCCCTAGAAGCTCAATTTGTAAGAAAGATCTAGAAATGACAAACTCTGTAGGTGTAATCGATTCAAACTATAGAGGTCCAATAAAGTCTGTATTCAACCCAACATGTGAGGATCCGGAGATATACGAGTTAGGTGAAAGATTTGCTCAACTTATTATTATCCCGTACCCTAAGATTGAGTTTGAAGAGGTAGAAGAATTAAGTGAAACAAATAGAGGAACAGGAGGTTATGGAAGCACTGGCAAATAAGCAAGAGATATTAGAGAGCTGGAAAGTTATGTATTTTGTTGATGATCCAAACAGAGAGCCTTATCTAGTTCACCACGACAAAGGGGATTCAGTAACCTTAGGTTTATTAGATTATCCTGACTGTGAACAAGACTTTTATGTACCTAGAGACGTTGTTAGACCTTTCCCAACCATAGAAGAAGAACTAATAGCAAAAGAAGAGATATGGCTGAAGATGGAATTGTAATAATCGGACTAGAAAAACTCTCAGATAGCAGCCTTGAACAGTTAGAGAAAATAGTTAGGGCTTATAGATTACATGGAGCACCTAAAGATTACTGGGACGAGGATATACAAATAAGGTACGTAAAGGAGGAGGATACTGTTGTTCTACTCAATGGTGATTATGATGAGTTGATTTTAGATGATGAGAAAGGGATGCTTGAGAGATATTACTATTCCCCTTATGATGGCTTTGGTGGTACGTATGCAGAACTTCTAGGTGAATATGAGAACTTTAATGATGAGGATAAGATGTGGTTTGATGAGGAGATTAGAGATGTGGAAAAGGATTTAAAAGTCATGACCGGCTAGAGTTAGAGTGTAAAGACTTATATATGAGGAGATGTAACAAAAATAGATCTATATATGAGTTTTACAAATGAAAATCAGGACGTTAAGGTTCCTTGGTGGTTTAATGAAGAATCGTCTAGAATGCTAAATGGAGGTTACTTACTTAGAGGAGAAAACCTAGATGGAGCACTTGAGAGGATAACTTCTGCAGCTGCCAAGAGACTAAAACGCCCTGACCTTAAGGAAAAGTTTAAAGAAATTGTCTGGAATGGCTGGATGAGTTTAAGTTCACCTATTTGGGCTAACATGGGTACACAGAGAGGTTTGCCGATTAGCTGCCTCCTGAATGATACCCTAATTGAAGTTAAGTCTGGAGATGTACACCTAACTATGACCATTGAAGAATTAACTAAAAGATGGGATGAAGGGGTAAGAAATTTCCAGATTAAAGTATTCAACACAGACACTAAGACGATTGAGTATTCTAAGATTAACCGAGTGTGGGAAACAAAGAAGACTAAGAGTTTGGTGTATTTAAGTGTAGGAGAAGCTGGTACGAATAATATTAGATGTACTCCTGATCACTTAATTCTAATGTCTAATGGTGAATATAAACCTGCTGAAGAAATAAAACCCCTAGATAAACTTCAGGGAGAATCGTATAAGACTGTTGTTGAAGTTAAGAATGTAGAAGCTGAAGAAGAGGTGTCAGTATTTGATATAGAAGTAGGTCACCCGAGTCATAACTTTTATCTACCTGAAGCTGAAGTTTTTGTACATAATTGTTTCGGAGTTAACGTTCCAGACTCACTAAACCTAATCTCTGATAAGCTGAAAGAGGTAACTATGCAGACTAAGATAGGTGGTGGAACTTCTGGTTATTTTGGGAACATACGAGAAAGAGGAGCTAAAATCAAGGATAATGGTGAATCTTCTGGTCCAGTTCCTTTTATGCAGATTTTTGATACGACTATGGGTGTTGTGTCACAGGGGTCGTGTTATGAGAAAGGGACTGAGGTTTTAACAGATAAAGGTTTTAAGGATTTCCGTAATGTAGACCCTAAAACTGATAAAATAGCTCAACTAGATGAATACAACAACATCGATTTTACTGACCAATATGAGTTAACATCTAAGAAATACACCGGAGATTTAGTTAAGATTAGGGGAAGAAAGAGAGATGACCTAGTTTCTATTGCGGTTACTACTAATCATAGAATGGTGATAGAGAGGATGAAGGGAAGAAAATCCTCTGGAACTAAACGTTGGGCTGGATATACTGAAATAGTAACAGCAGAAGACCTAAGATTACATAGAGATAATAGATTGTATATCGCAGGTAAAACTTCCGTGACGTCTAATAAATTCTCAGATGAAGATAGGCTTAAGATAGCGTTTCAAGCGGATGGTAGGAAAGATTCTGGAGATACCATAAGATTTAGATTTGTTAAGGAGAGAAAAATATCCCGACTTATAGAAATTTTAGATAGATTAGGATTAACTTATGAAACTAAAGTAGAATCTAAATCAAATGTAACTAATATCTATGTCAAATCTGCCGGAAAATATAAATTACCTGACCTTTCCTGGGTGAACTTAAGTGAAGTATCTGCAGAATGGTGTGAAGATTTTATCGAGGAGTTAGTACTTTGGGATGGATCTCATGACGGAAAACTTAGATACACCTACTGTTCCATAAATAGGATTAATGTAGATATGGTTCAGGCTATAGCATCATTATGTGGCAAGAGAACTAGAATTACAGTTGAATCCGAAAGAGAAGGTAATAGGCAAGATTTATACTCAATATCTATAACGGACAATGGTAAGATTCAAGGGGATTCCTGTGAGATTTACCGAGAGGCTTATGATGATATGGTTTATTGCTGTATTGTACCAAAAGGAAGAATTTTAGTTAGACATGAAGATAGAACCTTAGTTTGTGGAAATACGAGAAGAGGAGCCTTTGCAGCATACCTTGACATAGACCATCCAGATTTTGAAGAGTTCTTGCAGATTAGAGATATTGGGAATCCTATACAAAACTTATTTACTGGAGCATGTATACCTGATTACTGGATGCAAGAGATGGTGGATGGTGATATGGAGAAAAGAAGGATATGGGCTAAGGTTCTAGAGAGTAGACAACAAAAAGGTTTACCGTACTTATTCTTCACCGATAATGTAAACAAAAACAAGCCTCAGGTATATAAGGATAAGCGTAACTCATTGACACACAGCAACTTGTGCTCGGAGATTGCCCTTCCAGACGGACCTGACGAGAGCTTTGTATGTTGCTTATCATCACTTAACTTAGAGCTTTACGATGAGTGGAAGAATACAGATACGGTAAAACTAGCTATTTATTTCCTAGATGCTGTTATGTCTGAATTTATAGAGAACTCTGCTGGGATTCCTGGTTTAGAGGCTGTTAATAAATTCGCTAGAAGACACAGAAGTTTAGGACTGGGTGAGGAGAGCGTAAAATGCCCAGTATAAACCTCCTTAATTGCTGGAACCCTTGTGTGTGGTGACCTTGTGGAATCAGCAGCGAAGCCTTGTAATAGAGGAACGTTCAGAGACTATCGAAACCAGAGAGAAGGGAGTAGAGTAGGATAACATGTCGGTAAAGTTATTCGAAACGGGAGGCACTTGAAATATAGTGAAGATATAGTCCGATCTGGGTGGAAACATTCAGTAGCTTGGGTGAGCAGCGGTAATGTGACGAATTATTGCGAACTATTGGTTTTAGGCTACCACTCTTACTTACAGAAAAACAACATACCTTTCGAATCAATGGAAGCTAAGACGTTTAATGCCAAAGTTTTCAAAGAGATCGAGAGTAAAGCGAGAAAAGCAAGTAAAGAGTTAGCAAAAGTATACGGTGAGCCAGAGTTGTTAAAAGGTTATGGACTTAGGAATACAACTTTGATGGCGATCGCTCCTTAAGTTGGGGGAGCTTATCGGGGAAACTCGGTAAAAGGAAACAGGGTTAATTGCTGGGACTCC